CTATATGGGTCTGGTGTGGATACTTAGAACGAACCCATATATGTTGTAACTTACAACCTATATTTGTAGGGATAAAACACTCACCATAACGAACAATCACCTCGTACTCAAGTCCATTAGGTATTGGGCAATCGCCACCGTGCCACACTATCCACGCCTGGTCGGGTGATATTGTTGTGCCATCCACCCATTCAAAGCACTCAGGTTCTTCCCATGAGGGGAAGTTTGACCTCATCCCATTATTAGCATACCGCTTATCCCCGTTCGGACTAAGCAACCGTGTATCAACTGGTAGCTTACTCCAGTCTATTTGCTTCACTACTGACTTCATGCGAAGGTCATTAGTGGATGTACTTACTCTACCATAAAGATTTCCATCCTCGCGGCACATAATTAGTCTATCCTCCACTTGTACTATGACCCTGCTATCGATTCTCACTGTAGGTCTATATGCCACAAACTCAGCAGGTATACCTTCCATTGTTTCAATCGGATCTCCAGCAATGGCGCGTTCTAAGTTAAATTTATTATCCATTTACTCACCTCATCAAAAGTTAATTTACATATCTGACCACACAAGCAACTATCAGTAATTTTGATGCTGATAGTTTCTTTAATCACAGATTTCTAATCATTGTCCATCCAAGTATCGTAAAAAAGTTATAAATCAAACTTATAGCTTATTTACTCGTATCGCCAAAATTTTTTCTATAAAGCCATTCGATTAAAAAACTATCAATTTTACTAATAGCAATAGTTAGTTTAACCGCCTTGCGCCAATCCTCACTCCGCAAAGCATCGTCTCGCTCACGTTGTAGCCGTGGAATGGCTTGCATAATCTCGCTGTAATCTAGCATTGGTTACTCCTTGCTCGGATAGCTAATTGATATTTATTCACAGCCATTTCATTGACAGTCATATATTCATCACTAGCACCCTGAATTTTCTTTAAATAAATTCCATTGCCTATCACATAGCACGCCTCGCGCTCGGCTTCTACGCCTGCTTGATAGGCATTATTAAGAGCAACAAGAAGATTACCATCGGGATCAATAAAAGTCTGAATCTGTTCATCTGTTATCATTTCCTGATCCTAAGTTATTTAATCGAAAGACGCCCGCCTGACTACAGGTTACATCCTGGTTCTTCTCAAAAAGGAATGTCGTCATCCATATCTTCAACACCCTGCGCCTGACATGCTGGTTGTGATTGTGATGTACTAACTTGCTTTGGTTCAGATTGTCCACCATGAGATTTACCGCCTAGCATTTGCATTTTGTCTGCAATAATTTCAGTGGTGTACTGGTCGTTACCTTCTTTATTTGTCCATTGGCGAGTCTTTAAAGCACCCTCAAAATATACCTGTGAACCCTTTTTAAGGTATTCTCCTGCTATCTCAGCCAGTTTTCCGAATATAACTATACGATGCCATTCTGTGCGTTCCTGCTTCTCTCCCTGCTTATCTTTCCAAGTGTCGGTAGTGGCTAAGGTTAAATTCACAACAGCGTCACCGCTAGGAATGTAACGAGTCTCTGGGTCTTTCCCGATGTTTCCGACAAGAATCACTTTATTTACTGAAGCCATGATTATTCCTTTGGTTATGCTGCTTTTTGTAATTTCATTAACTGGTCAACCATATCGTCGACCTCAGACAAGAATTTAATAACAGACTGAGTAATTGTATCTATCCGAGAATCGTCTCGCTCGAAGCGAACTATCATTAACTGAAGGTCAGTCGGCATACGTGGATCAAAGCTCACGAAGTCACACCATTGCTTACCAGCGCAAGCCATTTGCCATAACATCTGGTTATGATGTTCAGTAGGTGCGCCGCCTGAAATCAGCCATTCCATATGAGTTGATGTGTTCGGACATTTAATCTCGACCATCCCATCGTCACCAACTAGCCCATCAGGTGACGCGCCTGACATCGTTATATATGTATGTTCAATAAAGCCTATCTCATTCACCATATCGCCTGTATAAGCCTCATACGCGGCTCTGGCTAACGGCTCCGCATCCGTTCCCCATTGCATTGCCGCATTGGTAAACGTATCTTGTTTTGTTCCTGTCAGTCGTTCACATACAAGTTGGGCGCGATAATTCTTACGTGTCGCCGCTTCCCCCCCTGATTTTAGAATAGCCATTACATCGTTTATCTTGCTGGCAGTAACCTTACCCAAGCGGCACTCAAACCACTCAGGAGTTCGCTGATCCATCTTCAATATTGCATTCATTCTGTCACCTCTGATTCTTCAATATCTATTACAAAATCCGCCGATGCGGCTGTTTCTTTTAGCGCCACGCCATGCTTTGTCCATAAAGAAGATTTGTGTTGTGACTTATCCATCGACTTAAAAGCAGATTCAAGCGCCTTGCTTCCGTTTTTTGCGGCTGCTTCAATCCATGGCAATTGATCAATCTCATAATTGTCATAACCATCTGCAATACTTAATGCTGCTGCGCTGGCTGGAGTTACTTTTGTGTTCACATAAGCAGGCGCACCGTCATCATAGGGTTTACCCTCCATTTCATCAGCAGTAGGCTGTGAGCCAAACTCAGGGAAGGCTTTGCGCAATGCCTGTGCTTCTGCGCACTTTGCAATTTGACCATAAGGGCGTTTAAGCCACATTGAATTAGGTGTTGCGCTATCCTTGCCTTTTGTTGCGTAGTTTTCTTTCCATATTTCCTTGGCGGCAAATTCAACAATCGCGCCGCTTTCCATCTGGCGCTTTACGATCACTTTGCACCACTTTGGATAGATCACTTTTACACCGCCCAAATCATCTGTGACATCTTCTCCAAACTCTGGCTCACTAACGCCAGCGTATTGACCTGAACGTGCTGCCTGAGTGCGATATAAGCCAATGCCGGGCATTACTACATCTCGCATCGCTTTAATGTCATAGCCTTTTGCGTCTTTCTTGCCTGTTGATGTGTACATAGGCACGATATGAACAGGTTTTTGCATTGGGTCAAGTCCTGACGCTTTGCAATAACTTATTACCAGCTTGATAGATTCGTCCTGAGCACCAGTGTAAAGCGAGTTACGCAAAACATTCATTAGTTCGGTTTCGTCCATTGCCATTGCTGGTAAATTCTCTTTTTTAATAACTTGTGAATTACTCATCTCGCCACCCCGCCAATATTTTGCTCATGTTTTTTTAATTCCTCCAAATGTTCATATTCATAAACTGCCACATCGTATGCTGATGTCCATGCGTAGCTAAAAATTTGCTGTTTAAGCGCACCAAAATTAAGGCTACTGATCTGATCCTCAATAATTTCCGCCTCAGCCACGTCTAGGCTTTCCAGCCAGTAGCGCAGATTATCTACTCCGTTCCAACGATAACGGCCAGACATTAGCTCTGTAATCCTTTTAGTTACCCACTCCGTTTGGTTCATATCATCCACCCTAACGCCACACAAACAATGACCCCAACAATTAGCGACAAGTATATCGCGCGGAAAAACAGAGTATTCTCTGGGTCTGGCTTAAAATCATGGCGCGTATATCGTCCGCTTTGTTGCGTAATTCCATAAATACTTTTTTTCATCTTTAACTCCTATTCGCTCGTTGAAATTTGTAACCGTTGACGAATAGTAAGTTATCTAAATTAAATAATCAACACTTTTTTATTAAAATAATTTAAATAATTTTATTCCAGTTTGTTAATATATAGGTTATGATGATTGTGTAACTTAACCAAAGGACATGAGATGGATATATTAGCTAACAAAATTATTGACGCAATTGGAGGAACAAATGCTACGGCTAAAATGATGGGTAAGAGTGCGTCAGTAGTAAGCCAATGGCGCAAAAACTCAATACCGCCTGATTGTCTGGAACTGATCAGATACCGCAAACCGAAAATTTTCAAAGAAGTAATGGCTGAAATGGGAGTAGTGAAATGAAATATCAGGAATTTATAGATTCAAAGAGAATAACACCAGTTTTAGCAGGTCATGACGTTGAAGAAAGCCAGTTAAACCCTAATCTTTTCGACTTTCAAAAGGTAATTGTGAAATGGGCGTTAAAGCGAGGACGTGCGGCTATATTCGCGGATACTGGACTAGGCAAGACTATCATGCAAACGTCATGGGCGGATGAGGTTGTTAAGTATACAGGCGGCGACGTGATAATCCTTGCGCCGTTATGCGTGGCGACGCAAACGATTGATGAAGCTCGCAAATTCGGTATTGATATAAACTTTGCATCAAGTAGCGAAAGCGTTAAGCCTGGCATAAATATAACCAATTATGAAAAGTTAGAAAAGTTTGATTTGTCGGTATTCTCTGGAATAGTCCTCGATGAATCTAGCATACTAAAATCATATATGGGCAAAACAAAACGGCTTATCATAGACAGCTCAGAGTCTATAAATTATAGACTTGCCTGCACTGCAACACCTAGCCCGAAC